GTTTTTTCCTAACTCGTATAAAAGCTGAACGTACTTACTTTCCTGATTGTCTTAGTATTTATGGTGATCGCTCCGCTCGTAATCAGACGATTAATATTTCAATTGGATTTACGTGGACTAGAGGTGGAGCGTATATGCTTTATAATGCGTTACATGGGGATGCATCTAATCAGTATAAACGTGTAGCATTACCAGGTGATACTGTAGATAATGTTTGTTGTACATGGGAGCGTGTAAGTGAAGGAACTCAAATTATTGCAGAAGGGGATATTAAATCTTTGGATACTTCCATTACTGCGCTTCCCTTGGTTTTATACATGATGTTTGCGCAACTTTGGGTTCAACGCGATGATGCTGATCCTCATTATCGTGCTTTTCAGTATATTCTTGAAAGTTGTGCTGAACAATTGGCTGGGAAAACAGTTCGATGGATTAAAGATTACATGTTGCTTGTGGGAGTTATGCCTTCTGGCTCCCTCGAGACTTCTCATGGTGATTCATGGATTGTTGCGATAGTTTATTGGTTGTCATATGTCTTTGCTGTTATGGAACGTGTCAGCTCTAAAGTTAGGAAAACAATTTGGAGGATGGTCGCTTATAGGATGATTGCTATTTTTGTCTATGGAGATGATTTCCTTAAAACGTATCCTAGATCGGTTCGTGATTATATTAATGTTGATGGCTTTGCAGTTTATTTGAGTGCGTGTCATGGCATACAAATGAAGAATAAGAAAGAGTTTACAGGTTTGATTACGAGATTGAGAGTTGTCAATAACGAAGTTTTGTCTCGTGTTTATACAGGGCCCAGTTATTTAAAACGTTATTTGATTGAATCTACCAATTTTAATCTTGAGGCGATTTGTCCTGGAATAGCGCCTGTTGTTTCGTGGAGGCCTTTTCATCAGTATGAATGGCGTGCAGGAGTTCCTCGTATTCGTAATGGTCCCATTTATTTGAATCTCTCTCGTTTGATTGGTTTAGCATATGATACTTTAGGAATTGATCCTGTTTCTTATTATTTCTTGCAGGCTATATATAACATGTCTTATAATATTTCTGAGCAGCTTGTTGGGAAGGAGTATTTGACACAGATGATACCTGAGTGGCTTAAGCAAGATGTTAAGTATTTGAGGAAGATTAATTACACCATTGAACATTCAAATTTTCCTTCACGTGAAGAGCTTTTAAAATTAAATATTTTAGATCGTGACCATCATAGACCTAAAACAGTAGGTACGTGGCAAGATCATATGCGTGATTTGGAATGGTGGTAGTCTCTTGAAAAAAAAAAAA